ACTCTACATAGTGGTAAAGGCGGTCCAGTTGTTAAGTCTCGTAAACAAGCAGTTGCTATTGCTTTGTCAGAGGCTGGTATGACTAAGCCTAAGAAAAAGAAATGAAAACTGGATTGTACGCGAACATCCACGCTAAGCGTAAGCGTATTGCTGAGGGCTCTGGTGAAAAGATGAAGAAGCCTGGAACTAAAGGAGCACCTACAGCAAAAGATTTTAAGGATGCAGCTAAAACTGCTAAGAAGAAATGAAGAAAGACCCTAGACTAGAAAGAGCTGGTGTTTCAGGGTTTAATAAACCTAAGCGTACACCAGGACATCCTACAAAGTCTCATGTCGTTGTTGCTAAAGACGGTGATCAAGTTAAGACTATTCGTTTCGGACAACAAGGTGTGTCAGGGTCTCCAGAGGGTACTGCTAGGAATAAATCTTTCAAAGCTAGACATGCTAAGAACATCGCTAAAGGTAAGATGTCTGCAGCATACTGGGCTGATAAGGTGAAATGGTAATGGCTACCTATTTAGATTGTGTTAATGGTGTACTGCTTAGGATGCGTGAGACAACCGTATCCACAGTCATTCAATCAGACTATTCGTACCTTATCGGTGCAATGGTCAATGAAACCAAGCGTGAGATTGAAGATGCTTGGATGTGGTCTATTCTACGTACCACAAAGACAATCAATACGGTTAACGGTACACAGAACTATGCAATTACAGGTTCTAACCCAAGAACTAAGCTGTTAAAGATTTACATACCTACACTAAAGCGTGATCTGGTACAAGCTTCACAGGATCAGATGCATAGTTGGGTAAACATGCAAGGTACAGTGACAGGTGGTCCTCAGTACTTCTCTATTGGTAACTCTAATACCAGTGGTGAGATTACGTTAGATCTTTGGCCTATACCTAATCAAGCTTACGCAGTTAAAGCAGACTGTGTTATTCCTCAAGCAGATCTAGTCAATGATCTTGATGTCATCTATGTACCTTCTGAATTAGTTATCCAAGGTGCTTATCTACGTGCTATCAACGAACGAGGAGAGGATCAAGGTAGATTGTCAGATCAGCAAGCAGATCTCTATCGTAAAGCAGTAGCTAGTTATATCTCTATAGAGGCTGCAAGGTACGAAGATGAAACTACTTGGAACTGGGTATAATGGCAGCTCCTATAAGACCAGTTAGTCTTGTTGCTCCAGGCTTTTCTGGTTTAAACACTCAAGACTCTCCTATTACACTTCCTAAAGAGTTTGCTCTTAGGGCTGAGAATGCTGTCATTGACCAATATGGTCGTATAGCAGCTCGTAAAGGATGGGTAAAGGTAAACACTACATCAAACTACAACAGCACTGAACCCACTGTCATTCAAGAGATTGTTAAGAAGAGTGGTTCTACTGAGGTTGTATCTATTGGTGATAATAAGATATTCACAGGTACAACAACACTTACACAGGTCTACAACGGTACGACATGGACAGCACAGAATTGGAAGATTGTTACCTTCAATGACAACACTTACTTCTTTCAACGTGCTCATGATCCTTTAATCTACGACCACACAACTAATGTATGGTCTTTGATATCAGCACATGCAGGCTATTCAGGTACTGTGCAGCTAGGTAATGAAGTATTGTCAGCTTATGGTCGTCTATGGGTAGCGGACACAACCACTGATAAAACTACGGTATGGTGGTCAGATACATTGTCCGGTATGAAATGGTCTGGAGGTGCTTCAGGATCTGTCAGCATTGAATCAGTACTTACTAACGGTACTGATAGTATCGTAGCTCTAGCAGGCTTTAATGGCTTCCTAGTCATATTCTGTAAGAAGACTATCATTGTTTACTCTGGTGCTGATGGTGATCCTACAGCAGATCTTAAGCTAGTTGAAGTTATTGATGGTGTTGGTTGTAGTGCTAGAGATTCAGTACAGGATGTAGGTACTGATATCTTCTTCTTATCTGATACTGGTGTTCGTAGCTTAGGTAGGGTTATTCAAGAGAAGTCACCACCTTTGTTCGATATCTCTAGGAATGTCAGAGATCAATTAATACTTGACGTATTGACCAATAACGACTATGATAATATCCGTTCAGTGTATCACGAACGAGAAGCTTTTTATCTACTATCATTACCCACTAGAGGTATTACCTACTGTTTTGACCTCAAACAACGTCTACAGGATGGATCTTGTAAGGTAACTCAGTGGATGTACGCACCTAAGTCTTTACTGTCTACACGCAGTAGAGAGATGTACTTAGGTAGACCAGGATACATTGGAAGATACTACGGTAATACAGACAACGGTAGTAGCTTTAGATTCCTGTACTACACCTCTCATCTAGATGCTGGTGATTCTTCCATCATTAAGATACTGAAGAAGGTTAATACCTTAACAGTTGGTGGAGCAGGTACCAATGTATTTCTTAAGTGGACTGTAGACTACGGTACAGACTATCGTAGTGCTCTGTGGACGTATCCCAATGTTGTTCGCTCAGAATACAACGTATCTGAATACAACATCGCTGAATACAATGCAGGTATTACCATTAACCCAGTACCTAAGCAGTTCCAAGGCTATGGACAAACTATTGGTGGTGCTGGTAGGGTGTTTCAATTAGGTATTGAAGCAGATATCAGTAACGATGCTTTCTCTGTTCAACAAATGGATATTTTTGTTAAAGCAGGTAGGACAATCTAATGAGTAACTATACCAAAACCACAAACTTTGCAGCTAAGGACACACTACCAACTGGTAATGCTAGTAAGATTATCAAAGGTACTGAGATTGATACTGAATACAACAACATAGCCAGTGCTATCACGTCTAAAGCTGATGTTGCTTCCCCTACTTTTACAGGTACAGTGACACTACCTACTGGTGGTGTTGTGTACGATGACGGGACTTACTAATCATGGCGCTACCCGCACTTCCTTCTGGTTGGTCTAGCTATACACCTCAACAAAAGATTTCTTGGTTTAACGCCAATGGAACAACAGTTGATGAACTACTAGGTGCTGGAGTACCTCAGTCTGATATTACCTGGATGTTGGGTAATGGTTATGCTCCTCCAGCTCCTGCACCAGCACCAACCCCTGCACCAGCTCCTGCGCCTATTCAGCAAGAGAATGTTTATACACAGACTGCTGAGCCTGTGTATCAAGAGCCTGTATATACACCTCCTGCACCAGCACCAGCACCAACAACATACAGTTTGTTCGGACTAACATGGGACCCTGCAGCATCGTTATCAACTAAGCAAGGATACATCGATACACTGCTTAGTCAAGGACGTACACCAACAGAGATCCGTAATGCTATTAAGGCTATTCAGCCTTCGGTGTCTAATCAAGAGTTTAGTTTACTAGGTGTATCTCCGTTGATGACAGACCAAGCTATCATGAATAGCTATATGGTTCCTCAGAATACGTTAGATTCTGTTGTTAACAGCTTAGTTAATAACCTAAACACTAACGGACAGAATGTAGCTCAGACTGCTAAGACTTATGGCTTAACTGCTGATGATTTGTCAGGACTAACTGGTTTACCAACTAGTCAAATCAATCAATACTTCTTAGCCTCTGGTTTACCTCAAGGTACTATCTTAACTGGTGATGTACAGCGTACCACAGGTAATGAAAGTATCAGACAACTTAATGTCGGTGAAGATCGTACCATTGAACAGGCTATTGGTACCAGAGATGGTAAGATTGTTGTTCAGCAGTATGATGCTTATGGTACACCAACAGGAACTCGTTTAGCTGAACCTAACGCTCCTGAATGGCAAGGTTGGTTACAAGCTGCTGGTATCACACTAGGTGCTATTGGTTTAAGTAACTTAGCAACTACTGGTTCTGTTCTTGGTGGAACCACTGCAGGGACTACCACAGGAGCTGCTACTGGAGGTACGTTAGCTACTGATACAGGCTTACTTAGTGGAGCTACTACAGGGACCACTACAGGTGCTACTACTGGTGCTGCAACAGGGGCAACTACTGGGGCTGCTACTGGCGGTACTGGAGGAGCTTCGTTAACTGTAGCATCAACACCATTAGCTACGACAACTGGTGCTGGAACCACAGCCGCTGTTGGTGGTGGTGGTTTACTAGGTGGTACATTAGCTACGACAGGTGGTACAACTACAACACCTACAACAACTACAACAACTACCACGCCTACGACAACTACTACACCTACGACAACAGCAACAGGAGCAACTGCTGGAGCTGCTGCAGGTGGTTTGCTGTCACCATCAACGCTAGGTACATTAGCTACTGGTTTAGTGAATGGTTTAACGAACACTAACGCACAGAATATCCTAGGTGGTTTGATTAGTTCTGGTGCTAACCTAGCAATGGTCCAGGATGCTGCTGATAAGTTACGTCAGCAAGGACAGTTAACACAAACAGAATACACTAACCTAGCTAACCGTCTTGGTGGTCAATACAATACATTAGCTACACAAGCATCGAACATGGTAGGAGAGTTTACACCCTTTGGTGTTACTGGTTCCTTGTTCGGTACTACGTATAATCCTGCTACAGGTACTGTTAACACAGCCTTGACTGAAGATGCTAGAGCAATGTATAATCCCTTTGCTCAGGCAGCTATGCAGTCTGCACAGGCTGCTAACATGACTAACGTAGATCAGTTAAGCAGGGATTACTACAATAAGCTATCTGCATTGTCTGCACCAGAGATTGAGCGTCAACGCTTAGCTACAGAGGCTAGGCTACGTGCTCAAGGAAGATTGGGTGTAAGTGGGTCAGCTTTTGGTGGTTCTTCACCAGAGTTGCTAGCTCAAGAACAAGCTATAGCACAACAGCAGCTACAGCGTGAACTACAGTCTAGACAGACTGCATTGGGTGAACGTGGTACGTTACTTGGTCAAGGTGCAGCAGCATTGGCACCTATCCAGAACCTAACTCAACAACAGCTACAACAGGCTCAGTTGTCCGGTCAGTTAGGTCAACAAGCACTACAAGGTAACATTGCTCAAACACAAGCTTTCCTACAACCTTCTTTGGCTGGTCTACAGGCACAAGGTAATCTTCAAAGCCTTGGCTTAGCTGGTAACTTACAAGCTCAACAAGAGGCTTTAGCAGGCTTGTTAGGGGCTAGACAGAATATATCTAATCAAGTGTTAGGTAATACAGGATCTTTAGGTAGTGCTGCTGGAGGCTTGTTAGGTAATCTACTAAATCCTAATGCTGCTGGGAATATTAATAGTTTAGGTTTTGGTACTGGACTAGGCTACGGTAATCAAGACATTGGGTTGTTTATCTAAGGAACAATAA